TTTTTAACTGCCAAATAAGTTTTAAATACATCAAAGCCGCCATACATATTAAACTGGTAATTTTCCGCCTTTCTCTACTTTCAGCATATTGGCATTCATAGCCTCAACTTGTATTTTTTCTTTTAAAGATTTTGATATCAGACGACTAGTTGTTTCTATTTCAATATTGTTTTGTTCACAATACCAAACAATAGCGTCCATGTAGGTGATTGGTCTTTTTTCTTTAACAACACCCTCTATAATTAAACTAAATTCTTTACTATTCATTTTATTATCTTATCATACTTGTTGTTAAATGTAAAGCGTGGGTTTCTGTTGCAAGGTACCCACAAACCCCGGTTGCCTAATTAGGCAGCCATAGCAAATTGTGATTCGCCATTTAAAATTGCGTTTGAGTTCGCCAACTATTACTCTCTGATAAACTTTTTAGCACCTGTCGAACCTATCACACCCCCCATAATTACTCTCTGGCCTGCTCGGCAGGATTCGAACCTGCGGCCTACGGTTTAGAAGACCGTTGCTCTATCCAACTGAGCTACGAGCAGTTGGCTAGAGTAATTATGGTGGAGGTGACCGGTACTGCCCCGGTGTCCAGCCTACCTATTGCATTTATCGTCAACAAGTAATTCTATGTAGAAATAAAATCATCTTCTTCATCTATTTCTAATTGTAATTTTTCAATTTCCTCTTTTGTCAAGCCTGTACAACCCATACTCTCAACTCGACCATTGATATCATTATAGTCCATGTATATTTTAAAACCGTTGTGTAGTGCCGTCCAATTTTGTTGCACATAGGCCTCACAACTAGGTCTATCATAGAAATATATCAGTTGTTGATACTTTGGTGTTACCACTCCAGTATCAAGATTTAACATTAACGCTGTGATAAAGAATAACTTTTCCATTACATCACCAAACCAGGATAAGATAACTCAAATGACCTGAATAACATACAACTCTCTAAACCTGACGGTGCTGTTATTACTGCCATAGTTTCAGTTCTATCCTTGTTTATAAAATATGATACCATATAAACAGGTTGTCCCCAATCCTGAGCGTTTTCTTTTCCTACTGATAGATTTTCTAATTCAAATTCGTTATGTATTAGATACTCGTTAACGGCGTCTGTCGTACCACAAACCGTAGGTAATTGTGACCATGATAGTCCGTCATATTCAGTTGTTGGCTTATGGTCTGCTACTGCTACACTAGTGATTAAGATGAAACTTAGCAAAAAGGCCAACAACAAATTTTCTTTAAACATTTGGTTGCTCCTTTTTAAGAGACCATTATGACTTTACGGTGCCTTTTGTCTTCTCTTGGTAGTATTTATAAAAGTGTTGTATAGCTTTTTCTAATTCTGGTAGATAATCTGCTTTGTTCTTTACGAATACCCGACCTGCACCATCTTCAGAAGCCATGAGAATTACAATTTGTTCTATCGGTGTTCCAAAAAGCTCTTCATACATAACAGCATAGGCGGCAGTTTGCATGTAATAGTTTTTATTCCACTCGTCATTTCGCTCTTTGTTGGCTGTTTTAAAATCAATTACAGATAGTTTACCATTGTACTCTGCAATACAATCAACTTGACCTGCTACGGTGAGTTTTTTACTATACAAGATAGTTTCTAAACAATGAACATTGTCTATTTGTGCTAGATATGGTTTTAATAATGCAAATAATCCTAGAGGTAATACATCTCTAGTTGAAGGTGTTTTACCTTGTAGGTATTCTTCAACTAATGTATGTGTTACTTTACCTCTACGAGCAGCTCTATTCATTTCCCATTTAGCTGCCTCTTCACCAACATTTTTACGCCATTGGTCAAGGCCTGGTTTTGGTAATGAACCTAATACGGTTGTGATAGACGGAAACGCCTTACCATCAACTTCATAGAAACGCATACCATCAATTCGTTTACCTTTAGTTTTAGGTAATTTACTTTCATCTAACTCAATAAAATTTGCCATATCAGTTCCTTTTTCATTTTATATCTATATTATATACACTAATTATTATATTGTCAAGCCTAAATTACTCTATGAAGCATATATAAATTATTTAATTTATCTCTCTCCGACTTAAACGGTTCTGCCTCTCAGCTAATCATAGTCTTAGCTAATTGAGTAGTTTCGTCAACTCTTCTTGTCCAACCTCTACCAAATGTAGCAAATGTGCTTAACTTTTCATAATAAGATTGTCTAGCCTCTTGGTAATTATCAATTGCTTTTGCTAAACCATGTTCTTCAACATATTCTGCAACTTTAGCTAATGTGTTTGGTCCGATACCACCATCTGCAACGGTGCCTATCATAGTTTGTAAATATTTGGCAGCTCTACCTGGTCCTGCATTTACACCAAAATCAAAAACGCAAAGGTCTAAACCATTTGGTAGGTCATCACCTCTCATTTTATCCCAATACCCTTTTTTATAAATTGGTGCCACATCTTCTACGGTAAGTTCTTTCATGTCTTTTGTACCACCGTGCTCTTCATACACTCTTTTTGTAACACCTAGATTAGTTTCACCACCTGGGTCTTTTGGATGATTTACATAACCACCCTCATGGTGTAAAATTGTTTCTAAGCATTTGTCATAGTTTGCTTGCATTATTTACCTCTTGTTATCTGTAAAAATTTTTCTATCTGTGCCTTAATAATTGGCGTTCTATTTGGCCAATGTATGTAAGGTTCATCACTCTTCATAAGATTATATAAAAAAGGTAGTATTAGTTTTTCTGCCTCTTTAAATCTTTTTGTAACATCTTCACTTTCTAATGCCTCTGTTACTTTATCTTTTTCTGCCACAATCTGCATGATTTCATTCATCATACTTTTAATATCGCCTACATCTGATTTTACTTTAGCTAATTCTACATTATTGGTCTCAATAACGGAAGTATCTACAGCCGGTGTAGATTCAGGAGCCTTACTGACAGGTGTAAAACCCCAATCTTGGTCAAGGTCATACTCTCTTAAATAATCTGGTATGTCTTTTGCCATTACTTTTTACCTCTTTGTCTTCTACGGTGTTTCTCTACCACTTGTTGCGTCTTAACTTCTTTTGTAGACCTACGCCTATGTTGTTTTGCTAATTCGCTGGTAGGGTGTGCCTCTGCTATTCTTGATAAGTTGTCTTTCCAGCCACCATCATTTTTCATATTAATACCTACAACACCGCTAGATATATTTATAGTTGTTAGTTTTTGTTTAATATGTTTATTCTTTTCCAGAAATTCTTCCTTTTCTGCAATAGACATCATATCATCATAGACTTTACCTGTCTTGGTATTCTCAAATGTATATATTGGCATTAACTTTTAAATGGGTCTTTTTTTGTGAAGTATTTATCAATCATTGATAACTGCTCATCATATTGAGCCATAGATTTCAATTCTTTTTCAATTGTTTCAATATGGTCTGGATGAGTAGCAACACCAACAGGATTTGTTAATTGAATCTCAATATTTGCTTTATGTTTTTCAATATGACCTTTGGCATGATTCTTGATAGCTTCTATCATCTTCTCACGCATGTTTTTTCCTCCTTAAAATTCTTCCGTAGTTTGGCCACCCAAACTTGTCAGGTGATTCACCTACATAACGCCATCTTATAACGCCTGTGTTAGGATTTCTTTCATAAATTTTTGGCCTAGATGTATTGTTCTTCTTCGTTGCCATATATTTTACCCTCTTTAAACCACTCTGGCACTTTTGCTGGACTTTTCCAGGTAGCAAATCTTTTTTTCTCTAATATATAGTAGTTTCTATAACTAGCTACTGCGTCACCATCAACTTTACAATATTCAGGCATTGCTGGTTGAGGGTCAGTAGCAATCTTATTATATTTAGCATTCTTTGGTGGATATTTCAATATCTCACCTAATTTATCAATAGTTACATGATTCTTTGTATGGTTATATCTTTTTTTATATTCATCATTTAAAGCAATCATATGTTTGTATAACCAAATATAGTTATATGCACTTTCAAATAACCAAATTGTACTAGGATGTTTCACCCAACCTGCTTTGTATAGTAAAGGCTCTAAATTAGGATTAGGGTGTCGCCATCTTTTTATTTTACGACCATTTGCCGTCTTATCATAATATTCTGTACCGTCTTGTACTCTATGACAAGTTGACAATAGTTGAGCAGATTCTAAAATCATTTTTACAATGTGTTTATCACACATTTGTTCAGCTGCTCTAACTGGATGTTTATCTACATAAAATATATTCACATTCCCTCCCTAGTGTAAATGTTTATTATATAAATCTGTTCTATTGTATTTTTTACACAATTTGGTAAATACACCATGCCAATAATCTTTTGACCAATTTGTTTGAGACCTCTTACATGCCTCAACAGCATTGTTAATTAATCTTTCAATCTTAAATTTATTGTTGGTGATTCTATCTATATCGTTTTTTGTAATCATAATCTATATAATACCACATTTATTTGTCTTTGTCAACCTCCAAATAGCGCTTATTTGGTGTGTTTTTTTGCGTAGGAAGTTCATTCCACTCCATGATTTGGTCTAATTTTAGTCTAATCTCGTCAGGATCCAGACCTAATTTTGCCATTTCATCTGTACCTAGTGTTCTAAAAAATTCTTCATAATCTCTATTTTTTAGGTCTCTCTTACCTAATTTTTTAAAAAAGTCTTTATAAACTTTTTCTCTATCTCTGACTCTTT